TGGAGGTGCAATCGAAAAAACTGATGGTATTTTTTACCTAAGATTTTCTCCAGTCGAGGAACAAACAGATTATTTAACAGCAGTTACGCAGACAGGAGTAATACAGTTTAATAACAATAATAGACTTTATATACAAAACTCTGGAGATGTAATTGAACTACAATCATTTGTGCATAACAATGTCTCTGCAATTGCGACAGGAATTGAGTTGCAGGGCAATAGCACAGGCAACTTTGCTGTAACTGTAAAAATGCGAAGACCTGGAGGAACATACACGAGTTACGTAGCAACTACTCAAACTGATATGCAGACAGCATATGCAAGTCTAGCCGCTGACACTCAAAACAGAGTTCAGTTTAAATTCAGAATAGAAAAAACAGCAACAAATTTATCTGCTTATCTGGATCGTCTTAGGTGTAATATTACACTAACAGGGGACGATTATCCCTTTAAAAACAATCTACCTGTAACCGCTCCAAATCTACTAGACGGTACAAGAGCTAGACTGTATAACGTAACTAAATCTGCCGAGGTTGATAACAGTGTTGTTTCGGGAGGTAGTGGATATTCTACACAAGTAGACGTTTTTGCGGCAACCGCAGATGTAGGAGATACGTTTCGCCTTACAGCAAAATATGTAAGCGGAGTAACGGCTAAAAAGGAGTTTACTGCTCTGGGTATCCTTACTTCTACAGGCCTGTCAATTATCGACACACAAGAAGATGATACAATTTATAATGCTTTAGCAGTTGATGGTTCTACAATTTCTAAATTTAACGCAGATTATGTAGACAACGAAGTGGATTTAGTGATTGGGACAGATTGGACGATGTCGGAACTGTACGCTTGGTGGAGTTATAATTTAACGACAGAACAGGGTATTCGACAGTTTTTTGGAGGCATTACCGCAATAGACGAAGCTAATTTTAGAATAAATACTGCCATAGTAAATTTGTTTTTAGACAACACAACAAGTGCATCTTACAAACAGACAGACAATAGAAGATTTTTCCGAGACACAGGAGATGGTTATCCAATTAAAGAACCTACAACATCTGGATATGGTTTGGATGCTGTTTGGCGAAACCAAGTAAGTCTAGCCGATTCTGATAAAGTCATGGAAAAACTGAACAAGATCGAACGACAAACCGTGAACCTACTAGATTATCCGTAATATGTATCATAAACAGAAAAAAAAGTCATCAGTAAATTCCGCTGGTAATTACACTAAGCCAACTATGCGTAAAAGATTGTTTAACAGTATTAAATCAGGAGGCAAGGGTGGCAAACCTGGGCAGTGGTCAGCACGAAAAGCACAAATGTTAGCTAAAAAATATAAATCATCAGGAGGAGGATATAAATAATGGCACTTAAAAAACAGCAACAATCACTCAAAAAGTGGACATCGCAAAAGTGGAGGACCGCATCTGGTAAGAAATCCTCTGAAACAGGTGAGGTTTATGCACCAGCAAGAACGATTGCTAGTCTAAAATCCTCTGCTTCCGGGAGAAAAAAACTAGCTACTGCCAATCGAAAGAAAAAAAAGGCAACATCTCAAGGCAAGCAGTATGCAAAACACGGACTACACAAAGGAGTAAAACGTAGTGCCTACTAAAAAAGATCCAAGATTAGCGAGGGCTGGGGTTACTGGGTTCAATAAGCCTAAGAAAACTCCAAGTCATCCTAAGAAATCTCATGTTGTTGTTGCCAAAGAGGGCGATAAAATTAAAACAATCAGATTTGGACAACAAGGTGTTAGTGGAGATCGGACCATGACGAAAAGAGCTAAATCTTTTAAGGCAAGGCATGGGAAAAATATATCAAAAGGGAAAATGTCAGCAGCTTATTGGGCTAATCGGGTGAAATGGTAAACTATTATTTAGTCAAACTTTATTTTTATAAATTGTAAAAACATAAAATTTGTCTAAATTGATAATACGGAATAATATAAAAAACTAAGGACTAAATTGATATACCGAACTTTAAGCGAGGCTAAAACAGCATTGAGTGTATTGTCAGGACAGACAGGATACTCAACTAGCGATACCCGGTTGACAACTGACATCAATAGAGCGATTGAAGAATTGATGAGGACAGGTGAGTATCCTTGTATCACAGACAGATACGAGTTTACAGTAATCGATGGATATTTGACCCTTCCATTCTATTTGCAAAGAGCAGATGGTATAGCAATTGATCAATTGGTTCTGGATAGAAAAAATGCATGGTTTGAATTTAGTAAATTTGGGATAGGACCAATCGATCAAAAAACTGACACTGAAATGGTTTTGGATCGTGAAGAAGCAGTTACTATCCGCAAAATTCCTACAGATACGAATTATCAAATCAAGGTTGTTGCAGATGCGATTGATGAAAGGGTTGCATCGGTAAGACCTCGCATACTGCTCAAAGGTTATGATGAGAATAACAAATGGGTGAGGACTCTTGATGGTGGGCAGTATATAGATGGTGAGTATGTAGAGATTAATGGTGATGCAAGTCCATACGAAACACTTACAACAAATAATTTTTCATCTCTTACAGAAGTAATCAAACCAGCAACAAAAGGGTTTATTAAGCTTTACACTTCTAATGCCCTTCGAACTGATTTATTACTCGCTGATTATTATCCACAAGAGACAAACATCAATTACAGACGATATTACATTCCTTACCTAGATGACGGTAAAACTCACACTGCAAGTGTAAGAGGGACTAAAAGATTTGTTCCAGCAGTCAATGATTCTGATCTCGTTCTAATCCCTAATATGGATGCCTTAGAACTCATGATAATGGCCCAACAAAAGAGGCGGAATCAAGAGATGAATGAGTATGCAAGTATGAGACGTATTGCAGTTGAGTTAATGAAGGAAGAATCAACTAAATACAACGAGAAGAACAAAAACCCAGTGATCCAATACAGCAAGAATTTTGCAATAGGAGGGTTTGAATCCTTAATTTAAAATAACACGCAATAACATTAATATGCCAACAAGTCATGATCAGTGGTTAAAAGAAGCACAAGCATATATTACTGGTGGTGTAAGTTCTGCATTTGCTCCTGAGTATATAGAGTCAAATCAATTGGCATGGGCAAGGAATACAAGTTGTCGAGATGGTCTTTTAAAACCACGATCTGGTTATCATGAAAGATCCATATTAACAAAAGGTAAAGTCCAAGGGATCGAATACTACTCTCGTCATGGTGGTATGCTCGTTGCCATGATAAACGGTTTATTGTTTAGAATTAAGCCTAACACATCCACAACTTTTGCAGTTGAATCAATATCCCTTGATTTTCCTAATTGCGACATCGAATCTCAAGCCTATATGGTCGAGTGTAGTAGCAGTTTGGTAATTCAAAACGGAATTGATACAGCAATTAAATACGATGGAGCCGATGCAGTCCATGTAAACAAAAGAGGTCAAGTTCCAAGAGGTAAACACATGGCCTATGCCAACGGAAGATTGTGGGTCCATAATGGAAGAGGTAGAATGTATGTTGGAGATATTGCTGGAGTTGCAACAGATAGTGAACTTAATTTTACTGAGACAACCTATCTTTTAGGAGGTGGGTATTTCGCATTACCGGGTGAAGCAACAGGTATGCAATTTATCCCTATAAATGACTCTGAGACAGGGTATGGTCCACTACTTGTATTTGGTAGAGATTACGTCATTGCATTTAGGGCAGACATTACACAGAGAGATTTGTGGCAACAAACACAAGGATTTCAAACGGTGGTTCTTCCTCACATTGGATGCATTTCTAGTAAGAGCATTGTTGCATTCAATCAAGACATTTACTGGAGAGATGGTAAAGGTGAGATTAGGAGTTTAAGACAAGCAAGAATTGATTCTTCAACTCCAGGTATTGGATCTCTCAGCAAAGAAGTCTCATTTTTAATCGATCAAGATTCTACAAATTTATTGGATAATTGCCCTTCAATGATTTTTGACAATCGATTGTTAATAGGTGCGAGTCCGTTCATTAATATATACGGAGAAACAAGCTATAAAGACGTTGTATCAATGGATATGGCTCCAACAACGACAATGAAGGGTAAGAGTAGTCCTGTTTATGATGGAGAGTGGGATGGTATTTCAGTGACACACATGGTTAAGGGTTACTTTGATGGGATTGAAAGAGCATTTATGGTTACATTAGACCAAGATGACAACAACAGACTTTTTGAGATTATGCCAAAAGACAGGAGAGATATTTACTATCTGTCTGGAACAGCTACACCTCAAAGAATTAAAAGAGTAATAGATACTCGCAAGTTTTTATTCCAATCTGGACAGCACTATAAAAGACTAGACAGAGTTGATTTTTGGGCAACTGACATTAATGGATTAGTGGATGTAAAAGTTTACTTCAAAAAAGATTTTGATTCTCAATTTACTTATTGGGACACAATTCAGTTTTGCAGTAAAACAACCGATGCAAGCACTTCAGCCCCTCACGTATTTAAACAGCTTGGAAAAAGGAATGCTCCTCACATCAGGACATTAACTGCTCCTACTGCAAACATGGTAGGGCAAGACTTTCAACTGAGACTTGAGATCGATGGTGATTGTGTGATGGATCGGATCATCTTACACGCAGATAAAAATGTGACTCAACCAGTGTATGCAGATAGACAGGACTACTCTTCTTGCACGGAAACAATCGTTGATTTACAACCGATGAACTACGAGATTCCTTACACTGATATTTTATTTAATCTACTGTTCACCAATGGGACTGGAGTTTACACAAATGTTGGCACTATAGACATTGGAAAAAATACTCAACAATCCGATGGCACGGTTACTTTTAATATCGTTGGAGGATCATTTAATAATTTTTCTGGACCTAATAGTGCAGAGGTTAGTGGATCTGGAACAGGCCCATACACAATCAATATGAACGGTGGTAACAAACATTTAATAATAAACTGGAATACATAATATGCCTAATTTATATCTACAAGCAAATTCAACTCCTCCTTCTACTGAGTTTCCTGGAACTGTAGATGATATGTTAATCCAAATTGCTCAATACCTAAGTGTCATGGGTATTGGTGATTTTAATGGAATCAATTTTGGTAGTTCTACACCAAGTGTTTCAGATCGAGACAAACCTTGGTTGGAGACAGATGGAACAACAGGAGAACCTCTTAAATGGAGAGTCTGGGATGGATCAGCTTGGACTCCGTTGGTTTACCCTACTGCATCGGGGTTAAGCAGTGAAAAGCCTGTAAACCCAGAGCAAGGACAATTGTTTTGGGATTCAACTCTTAAAACCTTGCTTGTATGGGATAATACAGAGTGGATTACCGCAGCAGGATCACCAGGGGATTTAAAATGGACCCATGCCCTAGATGAGACAACGCTACTTCTTTATAATCCCGGATGGGAGAGAGTTCAAAAAGCTTACGGTAGAGTTCCAATAGTCGCTGGATTTGGTTCTGGTTTAACTAATAGAGATCCAGAAGACGTAGGAGGGTTAGAAACAGCACCTACACACGCACACGGTATGCCTAGCACAACAGGGGGTCACACTTTAACAGTTGCAGAAATGCCATCTCACACGCATACGGTCACACACCCTGTTAGTAATGATTCTGGTGGAGGTGGACCAGTTCACCCATCCTTTGGTGGGACAGGGGGACCAGTAAGTGTGACTTCGGCTGCTGCTGGAGGTGGATCTTCACATACTCACACTTTATCAGGGTCAACAAATAGTGGAGGTGGTCATGATAATATGAGTCCTTTCATCGCATTTTATTTAATAAGAAAAAAGATCCAAGGATTTAGCGGATTCGGAACATTAAGCTAGGGATTTAATTATGAGTGCAAATATAGCAGGAGGGGTAAGTGGTGCAGCAAGTGGGGCAAAAATAGGTAGTATGATTATGCCCGGTGCTGGAACAGTAGCTGGTGCTTTAATAGGTGGAGCAGTTGGCTTGTTCGGTGGTGGCAAAAAGAAAAAGGGACCAACTTATATAGATGCTGGCTTTGATAAAAACTTTAAAGATTTTTCCAATCAATACTCAACAGGATTCGACCCACAAGAGCAACAGAGACTTGCCATTGCTGGTAATGCTGAATCATTTGATTCTACCGAGGAACTTCTTAAAAGGGTCAATCAATACAAATTTGATGAGCAAAGCAGTTACCTCGAAAAAGCAATTCCGGGTTATGGCGATTTGCGAAATCGTATGTCAAGTCTTGCCAGAGAAAGTTTAAATAATCCCTATGAACTACCAGAAGAAATACAAACAAACCTTAAAAAATTAGCAGCCGAGCGGGGAGTCAAAAGAGGCACATCTGGTCAATTTGATGATTTTAGTCTTATAAACGATTTTGGGATTGATAACCTATCTTATGCTCAACAACGAATAAATCAAGGGACTCAACTTTATAACAATTTGTACAATACTGCTGCACATATAAATCCTGCGAGTCCGATGGGCATGATGATTACTCCTCAACAGCAATCAAGCTACGCACAAGCTAATATTGCTCAAAACAATATGAGGACAAGTGCAATGCAAGATCAGTTTAATTACGCACAGTCTGAGCGAAATCGCATGGCAAGCTTAGATCGTGACAGGAAGATGGGTATAATGAGTGGACAAGCTTCTGTATTCAATCAACAGCAAGACGCTAATACAAAGTCTACAGCAAATATTATGGGTTCATTAGGTGATTTAGCTGGAATGTATTCTTCCAGTGATACTGCTGACATGGTTTTAAATATGAAAAATGCGGGTTTTAGTGGTTCAGAAATCGCTAGTGAATTAGCTAGATTTTTAAAATAAATAGAAAGGATTGATTATGTATGATGTAAAATTTGGATCTACAGATGGTTTAGGCGATTACATGAGAGACATCGATGATCAGAAACAATCGATGAGAGAGCGTAAACAGCGTTTGCGAATGGATCGTAGAAGAAATGAGCTACTCAACAAAAGAACCGAACAACTTATGCAAGCTCAAGTTGTAGACGATTTTTATAAAAATGCTAAAAACAAAGCAGAATATGATCAAAACATTGCAATTCGATTAAAGACAAAAGATTTGCAAGACAACAAATACAGAGTTGACGAAGCTTTAGAAAGTATAATTAAGGCTCCAGTCATAGGAACAACTCAAGCAAATTTCACAGGTCAAAGAGCTTATAAAACTTTAGACGATAAAATAGATGATTTACAGAAATTTGAAAGTTCTATTATTGCATATACTGACCCTAATAGATATGGCGAAACTGGAAATGAATATAAAATGATACTGTCTCATGCTCAAACGGTTATAAAGAACTATATAGCACAAAGGCAGAAAGAGATTAAGCAACAAGAATCTAAAGAAGCAACTCAGCGTTTTATGAGTAATGTAAGTAATATTAGAGGCATTTCGGAAGATGTGAAAAGCGTTAAATTAGGTGACAATGCCGTTACATTTAAGTCAGATAATGATAATGAATTTTTAAGGCAAATCCTTGATCTTAACGATTAAATATAAAAAATAAATCCTATGATATATTGGAAAGAAATTAGCAATGACCCTAGATATATTGAATTACCTAAAAATAAAAAAAGATATGTATATCAAAAATGGGTAGAAGAAACTTTGCCCAAAGTAGAGTCAAAACTAAAACCAGAGGACTTTAAAAAGTGGGAAGGCAAAGTTAAAGAAAAGTATCAAGATTTTGATGACTCTAGTATTTCTATGGGAGAAGTCGCTCGTTCAGCGGCACAAAGCATTGGTGGTATTGCAGTTGCTAGTGCTCAAGGTATGTCCGATTTTAGTACAGCAATTTACGATCAAGAGTTGTCGAATCAAGCCAAAGCAAGGGGTGTTCAATTAAAAAAGTTTGGCAATCAAATTAAAAGAGTCACAAGGACAACAGAAAAAAATCTTCTTAATGATCAATTTGATGAAATTATTGATATCTTTGAAAGTGATGACTTTAATAAACTACCTATTGAAGAACGGACTAGAGTTGCAAAGGTTCTGAACAATAACTTTAACAGTATCTCTGCTCAATTTAATGGAGAGAATCAAAAAGTATATGACAAACAGGATTTTAGAAATTTCTTTAGTAAGGAAAATAGTGCCCTTTTAAATAAATATAAACTTACAAGAGATCCAGCCCTTCTTACCACTTTAAAGAGTAGGATGACAGAATCTAATAAGATAAAAAAATACGATGAGGAGATTAATTTTCTCATGAAGGATTCACTGGATACTATTGACAACATTGATATGGGATCAAGTGCTGTAAATAAATTCATGAAGGAAACCTATATGATGGGTAATACTCCTCAAGAGTATATTAGTGATGCTGCCCTTACTATAGTTGGATATGGGATAGGTTCTGCTGCTGCTAGAACACTTGCCAAAAAAGGAATTACCAAAGGAATGTTTACCAAAGGAGCAAGGGTTACAACTGCAACTGGAGTTAATGCAGGGGAGGAAGCTGCAATGGAGGGAGCAATGCTTATGCTAGAAAATCCTTTCTATACTAGAGCAGAGATGGCTAAGACTATGAAGATGGGAGCAGCTACAGGCACCTCAATGCAACTAGGCACACAAGCAGTGAGTTTAGCAAATAACAAATTTAATCCAAAAGAAGAAACTACTTCTCCACAAAATGGAGAGAATGTTGTAAACAATACTGAAAATAACACGCAACAACAGTCTGAAAGTGGTGTAGAAGTAAGTGTAAAAAGATTCTTTCAAGCTGATGTAAGGGATAATGATGGAACTGTTAAAAGTAAAATATTTGCAATTGATAATCCTCAAAACTTTAAATCTGATCTTTCAGCTAATGGATTAAGTCTTGAAGGAAATTTGATTGAATTAGAAAATCAAACAACTCCAGATTATGTATTTGAGACAGAGTCTGAAAACAATGTCGATGTGTCTAATTTAGACTCAAATGAAATTGATGACAATTCTGACAAACGATTTGCTCCTAAACCTTTTAATCCAGAACAAGTCAATTTAGAGACTACAGAAAGCTCAAATGCTGAAATACAGGTAACACCTACGGAAACAGAGGTAACACCTAATGTTGCACCAGAGAATCCAACATCATTTGAAAGCACTCCAGAATTTAATCAGGTCAATGAGTCTCTGCAAAATGCAACTCAGGAATTTGAGAACATTGATTATACACTTTATGAAAATGTTGACTCAATGCCTGATGGGGATCTCAAAAATGAGATTAAAAATGGCCAAGGAACTCAGCTTGCGGAGGGAGTATATCTTACGACTGATAATAAGGTTTTATTTTTCGTTGATGGTATACAGCTAGGGGCTAAAAACGAGCAAATTTCTATTACAGACAGAACACAAAAAGTGGTAAGTCATGAAGTGGTTGGCCACCTTGGACTTAGAAAGTTAAAGAGCAATTCAACATCATTCAACGAAATGTTAGATAATGTTTACGATTCATTTTCTGATGATGCTGAGATGGACCTGTCTGGTAACAATGACGATACGAGACTTGCTGCGGAAGAGTTTTTGTCAAAAATGGCAGAGAATACAAATCTTGATGATAGTAGATGGGATCGAGTCGTTGAAATATTAACTAAAAGTCTTCGTGCATTTGGTGTAGTTACAGAGAATATGACAAAGGCAGAGGCTAGACAATTGCTACGTCAGAGCTATAAAAACCTCAAGTCAGCAAATCCAGTTATAGAGCAAACTACTGCTCCTCAGACTACTTCTGAGACTGTTATAGATTCTAAACCAGAACTAAGATTTTCTAAGATCCCCAAAGAGGAAGGAGGAGATTTAGCTCCTGCTACTTTGGAAACCTTAAGTCAAAACGATTACAAACCAGAAGATTCTAAGGATACTCAAAATGAATCTACTGAAAAAACTTATATTAAGATCGCTGAGACTGAGGGCCTACCTAAAGACTCTAAGATTTTAGATTTTAGTGCTGGTATAGCGAAAGGGACCAAGGCATTAAGAGATCAAGCTTATGACATAGATGGATATGAACCATTCAGTCAACCAGATAAAAGAAAGGTAGATCCAGAATTTACAAAGGCATCTCAAATTCCTAGTGATACTTATGATTATGTAATCAATAATGCGGTTCTAAATGTAGTTCCAGAGTCTAAAAGGAAAGAGATATTATCTGACATATACCGTGTATTAAAACCAGGAGGAACAGCTTATGTGCAAGTTATGGACTGGGGTAGCATTAAGGCCAGACTTAAAACTCGTGGTGTTCGTATTGTTGGTCCTAGAGAAATTATAACTACTATTGGGACATTTCAAAAAGGATATACCCATGCACAATTTGTAGAGTTTGTTTCTAATGAGTTACCGGGTGCTGAAATATCCAGAACTCCTTACGGTGGTGCTGGTGTTAAAGTTACTAAACCAGAACTAAGGTTCTCCAAGCAGTCTGACTCTAAGTATTTAGAGTTATCCAAAGATCCACAAAAGAATGAGGCTAAGTTGCAGTCAATGGTGGATTCTGCTGCTGAAAGTGCAGGGTATAATTTTGGACCTGAGCCACATGGAACTATTGCTCCGTATTTTACAAAATTTAAAACACCAGCATATTTTGGAGTTGGTGCAAATATGTATTCATTCCCAATGAACGACAGAATTGATTGGAAGGGTAAAACTATTACACTGGGTAAAAAACCAAATGAGCGAGATATTGATGAACTGTCTGATGAACAATCTATTCCAGAAATAGGGATGTTAGCTAATTTTGGTAATAAAGGAATTTATAAATATTTAGGTGAAGACGATTTTGGGGGGAATAAATATGCTTTAATTAAAGATTATGAAGCAAGTTTTCCAGATGGAGAGTTCAAGGACTTAAAAGTTATTAAAGCACAACCATTCAATGAGTTTCCAAGAGTTAATAATTATTATATAAAAATGAAAAACCCTGCTGAATTAAATATTGAGCAAGGCAAAAAACTAGCAAGAGGAAAAATAAACGGAAAATTTGATAAAGAATTATTTAAATCATTAAAATTAAAAGGGCATGATGGTGTAATAACTCCTGACGATTTTGGACCTTCAAGTGGAAAACATTATATACCTTTTAATCCTAACCAAATTAAATTAGCTGACCCTGTAACTTATGACGATAAAGGAAACGTAATCCCATTAAGTAAAAGATTTGACGATTCATCTGATGACATTAGGTTCTCCAAGCAGTCTGAAAATCCAGTATCACCTTATCGATATTCAACCAATAAATCTAGTGATATTAACTTATATCATGGAACTCCGCACAACGTTGATAAATTTAGCTTAGAAAAGATTGGAACAGGCGAAGGTAGACAGGCATTTGGCTATGGTCTTTATTTCGCTGAAGATAAGTATATTGCGAATTGGTATAGGAAAGTCTTATCAAAGGATACTAGCCCTAAACCAAAAGCTAAATTCACTAAAATATTAGGAGATAATTATTTATCAGAGTATAAGAATAGTGCTTTATTAAAAGCTTCAAGAAAACAAACAGTAAAACAATCTGAATTAGATGCTATAAAATTAGAAGCTAATAAAAATATAAATTTACTAAAAGTTGAAGATAAGCAATTAAGAGATAGGAAATTAGATCAAGATAAATGGGAATCTAGTTTTTGGAATAAAATAAAAATATGGAATAAGTTAGGGGGAAATGTTCCTAATATTGATAGAAATATTTTTACTAAGCTTGATAGTATTGATAAAGAAATTAATAAGAACCAAGAGTTAATTAATGATATTGATTCAAATAAAGATTACTTAATAAAAGAAGAAGGTGGAGGTAATTTATATAAAGTTGCTTTTAATGCGAACAAAACAAACATACTTGAGTATGATGTGCATATGCACAGACAGAGTCCTTTAATTCAGCAAGTATTTGCTGATTTTATAAAAGATAAAAACTTATTCGACCAGTTAAAAGGAAGAGATGGAAAAGGATCTGATTACTATAGGGTAATGTCCAGAAACCTTGGAGGTGATAAAAAAACATCTAAGTATTTAAATAGTAAAGGGGTTAAAGGATTAAGATTTGCAGATAGTAAAAGCAGAAAGAAGTTCACCACTATTGCACCAGGATCTAGCAAATATAATTATGTCATATTTAATGATCGTGACTTAAATATACTTAAATCACAAACAGGGTTACAGATAGATACTGATGGCATTAGGTTCTCAAAGCAGTCTGAAAATCCATTAGTTAATTCACAAGTCTCAAAAGACTTAGATGATATTTCTATAATTGATGCTAGTAATTTTAGTCCCGAACAGATTGAGCTAATTAAGGATACTTACGAACGTAATAAAAAAGAACTACCTAATGGGGTAAATCCTAGAAGATTTCGGCAAGGTCGAATCATTGGAAAAGACAGTCCTACACTTGACGAATTGTTGGCATTACCAATTGTAGAAAGAAATAAACAAATAAAGGATCTAAAGAAAAACATCTCTGAACAGTTTGTTTTTAGACCAATCGAAAATAGGGTAGCTTGGGATGCCGAAAAAGACAGGGTATATAAGCTTTACGATACAGGTGTTGACTCTATATTAAAAAGAGTTGAAGCACAAATTAGGTTTGAAAAATTAAGCAAAACAAATCGGTTTAATTTAGCATCTAATATTGACAACCAAAATATATCAGATTTAGTTCGTGAGTTTTTTGATGTTATTGGGCACAGTTACTTTGATGGGACTGCAATTCAATTTGTTAAATTATCTGAAAATACACAGGGGACTTACAGATTTTTTGATAATATTGTAAGCATTAATAAAAATAGAATCAATCAGCCTCATACTTATGTGCATGAATTTTTTCATCATCTAATGAGATTTGTTCCAACAGAATTTAAAGAAAAATTTAATAATCAATACATTAAATCAAAAACTTCATTTATAAAAAATCATCCAGCACTAAAGGGCCTTACATTCAAATTTAAAGAACCTACTGAAATCCCTATTTCTAGTTTAATTCTTAACAATAAAGAGTTTTCACAACTTGCAGACAATGTAGGGACCGAAACTGTTAATAAATACTTCCGTAAAGATGGATTAAACTATGTATTTATGTTCAATGAGAGTGACTACCGTTATGATAATTTCTTGGAGTATTTCGCTGAAATGATGACTGATAGATATTTTGATTTTATCAGTGAGACAGATCCAGATTTATCTACATTTATTGGGGTAATGAGACTCTTATACAAGAATTTCGTAAGGACTCTAAAGGATTTTGCTGGTATTGATATGCAAGATACTATCATGGATAAATTTGCAAATCAGGAGTTTGATTCAAATTTCAATAAATACACTGATGAAGAATCTACGATCATGGCAAACATGATTGAAACTAACACATTAAAAGAAATAGTTTCACCAGATTCTCAGAATCAACTTAGGTTCTCCAAGCAGTCTATCCAGCCTAATATTGATGATAAATACAATTCAATTGATCCAATTAGATTTAGTTTAGCATCCGATATTAAAGATAAATTTGGATCATTTAGGTATGAGTTCCAGGATAATTTTATAGATTTAAAGAAATATCAGCAGAGTTTAGAGGATAAGGGAATTACTATCAATGACTATGCCAACCCATATCAGGGAGAAACCCTTTATCATGGCAAAGTCGGTTCTCGAATACTTAAATTTAGGGAGGATAAGCTAGAGTCATTTGCTAAAAATCTAAGATCAAAAGAAATTGGTTTAGAAAGATTAGAGAACTACCTCTATGCTCTCCACGCAAAAGAAAGAAACAAAAGAATTGCTGAAATAACAGATGGCGATAATCAGTCCGGGTCTGGAATGACTGATGCAGAAGCAGATGCAATAATAATGCAAGAACAAGCTTCAAGTGATTTTACTAATTTAGATGAATTACAAAAACAAATTTCTGAAATTAATAAGGGATCTTTATACACACGGTATGAATCTGGAATCATTACCTCTGATGAATACAATAAACTCACAAACCGTTATGATTTTTATGTCCCTCTAAAACACGATGACGATGGACTGGCTACAGCTAAAACAGGAAAAGGTTTCGATCAAAATGCAAAAGGGATTATCAATGCTTTAGGTCGAAAATCAAGAGCAGAAAACATAGTAGCAAACGTGTTTCTCCAAGCAGAAGAAAGTATCATTAGAGAAGAAAAAAATATCGTAATGAATCGTCTGCTTAATTTTGTTCAAGAAAATCCAGACGAAAATGCTTACAAAGTAAGCACAGAATTACCAATGAGGAAAACTCTTATTGATGGCAAAGTAAAACAAACAGTAGATACAGGATATCCTACTGAAAAAAATGTAGTCACTGTAAGACAATCTGGAAAAAAAGTGTTTATAGAATTTAGTAATGAACACGCAAGGATCGCAGAAGCCATTAAGAATTTAGGGGCAACTCAAACGAACTTGATTACAACCTCTCTTGGCAAGTTGCTTAGAATGATTAAAACCAACAATACAAGTTATAATCCTGAGTTTGCATTTACGAATTTTATTAGGGATGTTATTTTTGGTTTAACCAATCTTTCGGATAGTGGGCAAGCAATTACTAAAGATGTTATCTTGTCTATACCAAAAGCTTTAGCTGGTGCTAGGCATTACATTCGAAACAAGGATACATCAACAGAATGGAGTAAAATTTATGAAGACTTCAGTGCTAACGGTGGTAAAGTAAATTTTATGGGGTTACAAGACGTGGAATCGATTACTTCCAACCTCACTAAAGAACTCAATAGGATATCTAAAAGGCCCTCGTTGATTGGTGGATTTAAATCATTTATAAAGTTTGTTGAAGATTATAATACCGTAATTGAAACTGGTATCCGACTAGCAACATACAAGGCATTATTAGACAAAGGAGAATCAAAAAGCAAGGCAGCAGCTTACGCTAAAAATCTGACAGTTAATTTTGACAAAAAGGGAAATTCATCTCAACACGCTAACGCATTGTATATGTTTTTTAACGCTGGTATCCAAGGTTCAGCAAGGATTATGAGTGCAATGAAAAACAAGAAAGTTCAAAAATTAGCATTAAGTGGTGTTCTTTTTGGTTTCGTGAATGGCATTATACAACGAATAATAGGAGGTGAGGATGAGGATGACCGATATAATTTCGATAAAGTCAATAATTTTACCCGGCATCACAGTATGGTTTTCCTGACTGGAGAAGAGGACGAGTTTGGAAAATCTAAATACATCAGAGTTCCATTGCCTTACGGTTACAATACTCTCTATGCATTTGGAGATACATTAGCATCCGCAGTTGCAAACGGTTTCAGTGGAAAACCATTCAGCCCAACAAGTGAAGCTATGAATCTTTCTGCTACTGTTCTTAATAGTTTCAATCCTGTCGGTGGTAGTGATACTCTACTAAAACAGATTAGTCCAACATTACTGGATCCATTGATTGAGTATGGCCTCAACGAAAATTTCATGGGTGCTCCAATAAGAAAGGAAAATATTGGTAAAGCAAACAAACCAAATAGTCAGTTATACTTCAGTTCTGTTAGCGAACCATCCAGGATAATTACTAAAAAATTAAATGAAATTACTGGAGGTTCTGATTTCAGAAGTGGAAAAATTGACTATAACCCAGAGGCAATTGATCATACATTTGGATTTTTTACTGGTGGTGCTGGAAGTTTTCTTAAAACTTTAGTAAATACACCCTTAAAATTAATTGATGACAAGGATTTGGAAGAAAACGAAATAATTTTTAAAAGACGATTTACTGGTAAAAACAAACCTTATGTCGATAGAATTAATTATAGATCAATGGAAAGTCACGTAAAAGCATTTAGTGATGAGGCAAAAAGCTTATCAGGAGAAGAACAAAAAGAATTTGTCAAAAAATACAAAACAGAAATTGGTCTAAATATTCTTTTTAAATCGTCAAATGGAGCACTACGGAAAATAGATGATTTAATTGCTGCAACAAATAATAGAGATGTCATTGCTAAATTGGAACAAAAGCAAAATGTAATACATCAGAGAATCATTAGAGCAGGAATTAAAAAGGGTATAAACTTTGAAATTAAATAATACTCCGTAATAAAAAAGCCCCACCAAGCAATGATACCGTTATCGCTTGGCAGGGCTGTATATAACTAACGCACTATACACATAGAACTAGGCCACAACACCTAATAGAAACAGAATACACCTAATGCGTGTTACGCATCAAGAGAAAATGTTACATTTTTTGAATTTTTAACATCTGGTCCACATAATTGGACAACCAACTTGAAACACTTCGATTGTCTGCAAGAGCAGCATTTCTGACTCTTTCTTTCATTTGGTTAGAGCAAGACCAATTTATAACAGTGTTCGTCTCTTTCCTTTGCTTGGATGGATATTTAATTCCTGGTTTTCTTTTGGGTGGTATCTTTTTTTTGGCAGTCATGGTTTTATAGCGAAGTATTTTTTAGCGTCAGTTTTTGTTGCGATTCCTTTATAATGGTTCCAGAGCATGGCCTCAGAGGTATGACCAAGAACCATTGCGGTTTTGCTTGCAGACATGTCTAAGGCACAGTGATAAGAGGCAAATGAGTGTCTGGCCAGGTTGTGGGGGATCTCAGTAATACCAGCTTTTGCGAATGCTTTACCTCTACGATTGTTATATACTGATTTCTTAATGCTGCACAATGCATCTAAATCCGCTCGTTCAAGCCACAACCAAAGAGTATCTGGAATCATGGAGCCATCAATCAGATGTCTTTTTCCAGTTTTAAACTTGCCAGCCTCCATAATTATCATTCTTTCATCTAAATTAATGTCAGTTGGCTCCAGTCTTTCTATTGATGATGAACGCAATCCAGAAAAGAAACCGATTGCCATCAACCCACAAAGATCACAATCGTCTTTAGAAAGTTCAAAAACCTTTGCTATGGTTTCCGGGGGTAGAATTGTAACCTCTTGGGGTTTTTTCTTTGCTATTGTTAGCAGATCACAAGGATTTTTTGCGATGTATTCTTGTTTGACGCACCAAGATAAAAAAGTTTTTACTGTCTTGCGGTAGTTGTGGACCGTAGTTGGATTGTCATAAGGAAGTAAATCAAGCCAATTTTGAATTTGGTTGTGAGTTATTGTATGCAGTAGATGTGTGCCATAGGAATCTTCAAATCTTCCTAATATATTTCGATCATGGCGATATGTGTCTAATGCTAGGAGTAGCTTCTCACGATGCTCATGAAATTTAATCAGTGCATCATTTACACTGACATCATTCTTGGGTCCGTGCTCTAAAAAGAATCTGATTGCATCCAGCGGATCTGTTTCTCCACAGAGTTCTTTAATTTTTTTCAGGAGGTATTGATCTTCCTTTGAAACAGAGATTGAATCAATTCCATCAAACTTGGCTTTTTCGGTTATATCACGAACGAATTTATCTCGTTCTGATCTTGATTTAAACCATTTGTGGAATCGTTTTCCTTGTAATCTCCATTGAGAACCCCAAGGGGATTTTCGTTTTGAGTCTTTTAATAACGTGACTTTCATGTGGTCGAGTCTAAGTGCTTTATAGGTGCTTATTATAGGCATCTTTCAAGTGCCTTTTAAAGCATCTAATAGGCATCTTTTGTCCTTTTTTGTCAATTATTTTTATTTTTTGAAGTGTTCTAAATCTTTGTTAAGGCTTTGTTTATAAGGGGTTTAAGGGTGATTTATAAAAATAATTGGTCGGGCCAGAGAGACTTAGGTCTTTCCTGTTTTTAGAGGGTTTGTGACTTTTTAGTTGCCTAAAGTTGCTCTTTTTAGAGGTTCGATATGTCTTATTTGGTTGCTCTTTGTCGCAATTATAACATTGTTTTTATTGTTGGTTTGTGATCATTTTTTTTATTTTTTTCAAGTGTGAGCTGCAAAAATCCCTCAGCTAACATCAATGACAGTTCCTTTTGATTAATTTCTGGACCAGTTAAAGCCCTTGTAACCAAACTCTCAGCAACCAATTTATCAATTTTGTTTTCTAATTTGGAAAATTGATCTCTAAATTCTGGGCCATAATTAGATTGATTTTCTTGGGATGATGAAATCTTTAATTCTTTTTGATTATAAGTATTAGATTCTAGTTCAATTGCTTTTTTAAGCAGCTCTTGAATAGCTTTACTTCTGTTTCCATTGAATCGTTCTGATGCAATTTTGTCGATCCATGCCCACTGATCTGGGTATAGACTTACACTCTTTTTAGTTGCACTAATTGCAGCTGGTTTAGTAGGCCTCATAATTTATAGTAACATATAGTAACATATTAAAAAAAACCGAAAAAATCAAATAAAAGTATCTATAAGTAGTAAATATTTTAAACTTATTAATATTTTTACTATTTTATAATTTATTGATTGTTAATTATATATAAAAAGGTAGTAAAAAAACTAATAAAAGTATTAAAAAAACTATTGACCAATGGTAGCTATTTTTACTCAATTAACCCCGATGAGATTAGCAACTAAAAAATCAATCAGCTTACCCGACAATCAAATAAGGTATATTGAGGATCTTGCACAGAGACATTACAGCGGTATGTTTTCTCGTGTCGTTCAGCAGATAATACATGAGGAAATGGTTCGTGAGCTTGACAACCAACTACCCAATAAAAATAAAAAGGCCCGAGCTGCAACTCGGACCCTAAATAAATAATACCACCATGAATGATATAGAATTAAATAAACACCTATCAAAAAAAATAGTCAAACGACTATTGAAAAAACAACCCCAAGTAAAACTGGGAGTTGATGGTGGCCAAGGCCACGTTCACAGAAATGATCCAATTAGGATTTTCCGATTAGACAGCGAAGGTCAAACTCTAGTCGTTGGAGCATTCTACGGCCTTAATTGGTCAAACGAAGTTCGTTTGGCAATAGACACTGACTTTCAGCATCCAAACTACGGTGTAAAATGGATACGTTAGAACTTAAAGAAATTGTCCGGGAGGCAGTACAAGAGGCATTAGGACAAAAGGAGTCATTCATTCCCCCCACAGTCACAGAGGAGCAAGCTTGTAAGATTTTGCACACTAGTATTACTGGCCTCAAAAAAATGAAAAACCGTGGGGATCTTCAACCGATTAGAAGGCACATGAAAAAGGGTGCTCTATACTGGAGGTCAGACATCGAGGGGCTACTTAATAAACCAAAGGTGTAAAATGACCTTACTAGAAATCATACTTATCCTGATTCAGATTGAGTCAGGAGGGGATACCCATGCCGTTGGGGATGGTGGCAGAGCAGTCGGAGTCCTACAAATTCATAGCTGTGTAATAGAGGATGTTAATCGAATCTACAAAACGACATACACCCTCAGAGATCGCTATGATAAGCAAAAATCAATAGCGATTGCATTGCAGTATTTAAATCATTACTGCACTGCCGAGCGTATCGGAAGACAACCTACACCAATTGATGCTGCAAGAATCTGGAATGGTGGGCCGAAGGGCTGGAGAAGGCTTGCAACGAAAAATTATGAAAACAAATTTATCAAACAACTAAATAAAAAAATATGAGCGAAACAACAGAATTAGAAGTAGTGGAACCAAGTTCCCTAGAAATTATTAACAAGTCAGAGATTGACTGCCAAATTGCAACTGCTCACAAGTTCCCTCGGAGTCTTGCTGCCTTTCAAAGCAGAGCTATAGATATGGTGAGTCTCGATAAAGAGACTGCTGAAAGCTGCGTTTACAGTAGACCAGTCGGTGGAGGTAAATATGCCGAAGGAGAAAGTGTAAGACTTGCAGAAATAGTAAGTGCTACTTATGGCAATATTCGTATTGCAGCCAGGATAGTTGAGCAGTCTGAAAGAATGGTTAAGTGTCAAGGTGTGGCTCATGACCTTGAATCTAACACATTAGTTACATCCGAGTGCATAGAGTCTACAATTAAAAAGAATGGTGACCCATATGACGAAAGGATGAGGATTGTTGTTGCTAAAGCGTGTTTGTCGAAGGCACGAAGAGATGCAACATTTCAAGTTATACCGAAAGCTCTCTGCAAGAAGTTAGTAGAGAAAGCTAAAGATGTCATGAATGGCGGTGCAAGCTTAGAAGACAGAAGGAATGGAGCTTACAAGTGGATTCAAAGTTTAAAAATATCTAATGAAAGAGTATTTGGTAGCTTAAAGGTTGATGGTGTCGAGGACATTGGAGAAAAGCATTTAGTCACCTTAACTGGACTAAAAACAGCGATTAAAGACAAAGAGATTACACTAGATGAGGCTTTTCCAGAAATTAAAATTGAAGCAACAGAACTCCCAACAAAAATAGAGAATGAGTAAAATTAAAACAGGCATAATTCGAGGTGAGAGCAACGAGTATTATCACTCATTGACTAACATCGATACTAAAAAACCAGCAATTGGCAGTAGCAGCATTAAAACAGCGACAGATCCTTGGGATTTCATCGGTAAATACATAACTGGAGAAATTCAAAAACCTGGAGACAACGATGCGTTCAAAATTGGAAACGTCTTTGAGGAGCTTGTTAGTAATAAGCCTGAGGAATATTCAAAAATCTACATTGTAGCTCCAAAATGCGACAAAAGAACAAAAGTCGGAAAGGCAAAATGGGCTGAGTTTTTGCAAAAATCAAATGGTAAGTATGTGCTGACACAGGCAGAAGACTCAATGATTGCTGAGATGGTAACAAGTTTTTTTGCCCATGATATTATGAGCATAATCATGGAAAAATGTAGTCCTGAGTTCCAAGTCACGTTTCGCCATGATGCTGGAGCAATTTTTTATCAGTGCAAAACTGATATGCTAATCGAAAATTGCATTTCAATTCCAGAGCTTGGTATTAATGAAGGGGACCGAGTTGTAATTGACCTTAAAACATCCAAGGATTCGCATCTCTGGAATAAGAAATCGATAATAGACTACAGATACGACCTACAAGAGGCATATTACAGACAGGTGATGGCGATTTGTTCACATCCTCCAAAGCATTTTTTGTTTTGTTTTACGTCTAAAAATTATCCTCATGCAACACAGTTAATCAAAATACCTGACTATGTTGTAGAAATGAGCAAAGGACAGGTAATTAAGCTAATTGGAGACATTACGCAATGGTTCGGTGGCAAGCTGCCAAAGATCCCGGAAACCTCGGAGATTGAAATTACAGACTGGGAATTAAAGAAAATGGGATTAATTGAAGGATAAAGTTATGTTTGACGAAAAACCGATTTATATAGTTATGGTGAAAGACCAAAGAGCTTGCCAGAGAATCTTTAAGAGTAGGGAAGAAGCAGAGGATTATGCTCAAAAAATCGCAATGCAACAAAAAGAAAAAACTTATGTCTTAAAATCCATTCTTGCAGTAGAAATGAAATTTGAGACAAAGGGAATTTACGATCTATGAAAGTAAGAATTGGAATCGACCCCGGTGTCTCAGGGGCAATGGCAGTGTCAATCGATGGCGAGGTATCTGTCTACCCATTTTCAAGGGATTTAGCTGATGAATTACTAAATATAATGACTCTTGCCGGGGGAGCCTTTGCGGTCCTGGAAGCAGTACATTCGATGCCGGGTCAAGGTGTTGCTTCCACATTTAAATTTGGGAAAAATGCTGGCTGGTGGGAAGGGGTTTTGGATTATGCAAAGATCCCTTATTTACTCGTCAGGCCTCAAGAGTGGCAAAGAGGTTTAGGACTGCCTAAGGAGAAAAATAAGTCGCAACACAAGCGGAATCTGAAGGACGTTGCTGGAAGAATGTTTCCTGCACATAAGCCTACTCTGAAAACTTGTGACGCACTGTTAATTCTTAACTATTGTAGGAGTAAAAATCGATGAAACATATACGAGAAGTTATAGAGAAAATGGAACGTGAAAATCTAACTCTCAATTCAAATAATCGAACAAGAGCTAGATACCTAGCGATGGGTGTAGCAATCGGGGCCTCAATAATGGGGACAATTATAATTTTAATAGAAATAATATTATGAACGAAAAAATAGAAACGAATAACTCAGTATCAATCAAGGGTCAAGCTCTTCAAATAACTGAAAGTAAGGGATATAAAAAAATAGTAGTTGCCGACACGACAGGAAAATATCCTCTTCTTATGGCATTTGATTTTAAGAGTGAAAATCTACGGTCGAGAGTATCTAAAGGGGACACCGTGGAGGTCAAGGGTTATGCTTCAACAAGAGAATGGCAAGGCAAGTATTTTACCGGGATTCGTGGTGTTTTTATAAGGGTTGTGGGAGCGTTAAAAGAGGTCCCAGTCCATCAAGCAAAAATTGAATCAGTTGAGAGCACTGAGGATTTTGATGAGGTTCCGTATTGATGACTAAGAAATAAAATATGACAAAAATAACAAGAGATAGTTTTATATTTTATAGGAGTTTTTATGAGGCAAGTTTACCCTTAAATAAAGAACAAAAAGCAGATTTATTTACTGCAATTTGTGAGTTAGCACTAAACCAAAACGTAACCAAAACGGAACCATTGGTTAATGCACTGCTAACCCTTATAAAACCAAACATTGATGCCAATAACAAACGGTATGCAAATGGCATGAAGGGAGGTAGACCTAAAACCAAAGTAAAACCAAAACGTAACCAAGGTAAAACCAAAGCAAAACCTAATGAAGATGTTAATGTTAATGTAGATGTTAATGGTAATGAAAATATAAAAGAAAAATTAGATAAAAAGAAACCTGAGAATTTTGAACAACTTGCTCAATTCGTGACTGAGAAAAATCTAGCATCTTCTGACGCAGAATGGTTGTGGCACAAATGGCAAGGCAATGGATGGACGAATGGAAACAAACCGATCTTATGCTGGAAAAGCACGATTAGAAGCTGGAAAGCGGGAAAATTTTTCCCATCCCAAAAAGCAATAACATCTGAATCAAGCGAAATTGAGAGGCTCGCACTGTGACCGAACTCAAAATTAACGAGCATGAACGGATACTTTTAGCATCTATGCTTCTTGACGATGACTGTCTGCACAGAGGCATTAAGGACCTTACCGCTATGCATTTCACGGTTCCAGACCATAGAACAGCATTCACAGCGATGACAACTCTCCTCCGAAATGGCGAGGTTGTTGACGAAATTAGCCTTGGATCTCATCTAAACGATTGGAAACTGACCAATAAAATCACCGAAAATATTGAGACTTCATTCCATTTTGACAATGCTAAGCAGGTCATAGAATTAAATTATGAGAAATTAGCACTCTCAGGGGGTCTAAAATCCATTCAAATTATCCTTGAGAGTGAATACACTAATACCACTAAGGAAACGATTTCTAGCACCTTTTTTGAGACTTTAAAGAAATGTGAGAAAACCACACGCAACCACACGCTACTGGAGATCCACAAAAAACAAATTAAAACTCTCGAAAATTATCACGAGGACCCGAAAAAATTTGCAATTGATAAGTTGTTTTGGCCAATCAAAGCAATGAACGAACGGTTCCAGGCGATAAAAACTGCTGAGTTTGTCGCAATTGGAGCAAGACCATCAATTGGAAAGACCAGTTTTGTCAGTCAACTAGCAATTCATAACGCTCAAAAAGGTAAGAGAATAGTCCTTTACAGCCTCGAAACCCCTGTCGATGAAATGGTCCAAAATATTGTTGTCCAGATTACGCAAAAACCTCTTCAAGCTTTTTTTGATTTTGCACAAAACATGGACGATTATGTCAAAGCAATCGATCAGAAAATATCAAACAATCTTATTATTGAGGACTCTGTCAGATCCCTTAATGCAATCATCCAGGATGCTACGATCAAAAATCTACAGAATGCGATTGATTGCGTAATAATAGACTATTTGCAACTCATTCAGAGCGATAAAAGTTACAGCAGAGAAAGAGAAATTGCACTTATATCTCGGACCCTGCGAGAGTTTACAATCTCAACCGAGATCCCGGTCATTGTCCTCTGCCAATTAGGCCGTGAGGTTGAAAAGGATGGGAGATTACCGAAACTGTCAGACTTCCGCGAATCTGGAGCTATTGAACAAGATGCAACTCGCTGTTTGTTCTTATGCCGACCAGAAAAAAGTCGATCTGGATCAAGTCAAAAAGAGGGAGAGTACACCGGGCCTGAATATGATCACCTTATCCTCCAGAGAAAATGCAGGAACGGACCTAAAGCAGTAAATCACTGGTCCACATTTTTCGGACCAACTAAAACGTATCAATAAAATGGCTTATAAAAGAAAAAGACAATCAACGATATCGCTTGATATATATATTGAGCCTGGGACTACATCGATTGAAACAATCCACAATCTTAAAACCGATATAAAAAAAATGGGGTACTTAATTAAAAATATTAGATCACTTGAAACTAAAACAATCAGAAAATGGGGGACAAAATGAATGACGAAAATATGAAATACGAACTAACAACAAATAAAAGAGGACATCTAACTCAAATTAGAGCAATTAAAGATTTTGCTAATGTAAAAAAAGGCGACTTAGGCGGTTTTATAGAATCAGAATCTAACTTGAGCCAAGAAGGTGATTGTTGGGTTTATGAAAATGCTCAAGTTTTTGGAAATGCTCAGGTTTATGGATATGCTGTAATTTGCTAATTATGCACGAGGAAATGAGACAAGACTTAAAAGACCAGATTGAGCAGATGCCTCACTGGTTTAACAATGTAGATGTAGACGATCTGAGGCGAGAGTTTCCTCCTGATAGAAGATTTTGGAACCCCGATCCCCTTGAGACACCTGACGATTATTGGGAGGAGGAGGTATGACTGAGGATGAATTATCAAATTTAGATTCAGTGTATCTTACAGGATATCAGGAAGGTAAAAAAAATACTCAAACTGTTTTTGTTTACGGTTGTAGAGAGTTAGAGTTACAGATAACACTAGGATGGCATTTAGGATGGAAAAATAAAAAATGGCATTTATTAAATGCTGGTGGCAACTCCTTAACCGAAGGATCTGACTCTATATTTAAATTGATACAACAGCTCGAAAAACTTTGATAACAATGTAAAAAAAACCTTTACCCGATTAATTTTAAAAGTTCGGGTAAAGGCTATGGCATAATATTATTCTGTTTCCTCCAGGTCTTCCAAGGCATCCTTGAGAACATTGAGAACATGAACCTGGACTTTGCCACGATCTATAAAATAATTCTCTATGGTCCTTTTGGAGATCAACTACAAAAAGAGACAAACTACTAATAAACAACTATTTAAAAATTAAATATTTTTTTTATTTTAGCATGACCTGAAATATCAAAAGTTTTGCAAATTATCTATGAACGAATTGCATAACAACACGCAATAATAAGCTTGACACCCATTTTTTACTTTTTAAAATTCGCTTATCCACAAGCGAAACAACTCACTACCTCGGTTACCTCCGAGCCAACAAATGACTGAGGCCACAAGCCGACTGAATGACGTGATTACAGCAAGACAACAGTCATTAAATCTGTTATTGCGTGTTAATAATTGACAGTCACATAGTTGACTAATAATGATAATACTATGCCGACCGTATCACAACTAGACACTAAACCCTCCAGACAGAGGGAAAGTCGCAAGGATATAGTTACCAACGCAACAAGCAGGCCAACCAAGATTTTGAGGGGAGAAAATCCTATCCCGGACTCGATAGATCGCAAGATTAAGGAGATCAAGAGACAAATGGCAGGCAAACCTAAAAGGACCATAACTTTTGCGATGAAACCGTATATCCGGGAGATGTATATGCTGGGAGTTGCAAATACTGTGATCTCGGGAGTCTGTGATTTAGCCATTGGGACTGTCAATCAGTTAGTCATCCGGAACCAATGGTCTAAAATGAGAACAGAGGCAAGACAGGCCAAACAGGCACAGCTTGACCGGGCTAAAATCGAGGGCATTATGACCGATCAAGTTAACGCTGAGATTGCTAATAACGAGACCTGGCTTAAAAAAATGGAAGACAGAGCTAAAAAAGCCGGGTTAAATATCTGGGACCAGGTTGACACGGAGATAGCAGGAGGGGATCCATTTAGGACCAATGCGAGCGTCCAGGCTGCAAAAGGGATTGTCGGGACCCTCAAAGATCTACACGGCTATAATGAGGCTGTAAACGGAATACAGGCCGAGCAGCAAGGGAAAGCGATCAACGTTATCCTGGTATCAAATGATTACAAGCCTGTCAGAAAGGTCGATGGGATGCCGGGGATCATCGAGGTTGAGGATGTAACCGAATTGCAGGAGATTGCTAGGGAAAAGGCAACTAAAGGGCAACCAGAACTCTATGACAAGCTCGGAACCCCTATAGATACTGGAATCGGGTCGGGTCAGCATAGTCCGAAGCCTGCAAAGAAGACTGTCAAACGAGCAAAGAAACGAGCCAAAAAGAAGACTAGGAGAGGAGCAAGCAAGCGATCATGACCACCCCCCACCTGTCCCCCCACCCCCCAGTTTTGAAACCTGATATATATAATAACACCCTCAGCACAAATTCCCCACACATAAAGGCCGAGATAAAAACTGAACTAGATGTTACTAAAGTATCCGTTAAAGAATTTAAAATTAAACGAATAACGATTCAAGAAGCTTCAACCATTATTGAAAAATGGCATTACTCTCAATCTACTAATGGGTTAAACGTATCTTTTTGCTTTGGTTTATTTTATAAAGATACTTTAATTGGAGCTATGATTTATGGACATTTAGGTATGGCTAATGTCTGGAAAAAGTATTCTCAAAACTATGAGGATGTAATTGAATTAAGAAGATTAGCGTGTATTGATTTAACACCTAAGAATACTGAAAGTTATTTTATTGGAGCTACTTTAAAGTGGCTTAAAAAGAATACTAATATCAAGGTAATAGTATCTTATGCAGATACATTTTATAATCATAAAGGGACTATTTATAAAGCTTCAAATTTTATTTATTCTGGTTTAACTGCTAAACGTAAATTAATTCAAGATGATGCAGGAAAAACTTTTCATGATAAATCTATAAGAAATTATTATGTAGATAAATATAAAATTAAAAAATTAAAACCTTTTGCATTAAGATTAAAAGCTAAATTAAAAACAGGTTTAGCTAAATATATACAAACCAATGGTAAACATATTTATATTTATTACTTAACTAAACCAAGAGTTAAGACAACTGATGTTATTTTAAAGGGCCGAGATGGGTAAGTGGCACGAGGTATATGGTCAGTATTGGCCAGCAGAGCAGAGTTTATTGAGTATAGAGTTGTATGCTTATAGGCATGGAGGTTTGGATGGCAATCGTCCAGTGGATCATTTTAAGAGGGCTTTTGATTTAACTTGGCCAAATTTTAGGTGGCATACATGGGTGGAGTTACAGATTGATGCATGGTGTCGTTATAAGGTAACGAATGTTATAGGTCATACTAGGGCGAGCAAGACGTATACATTGGCACATATATTGTATTTGGATTACTGTGCAAATCCTTTAAATACATGGACGAGTATCTGCACGGTTACATTTGGTGGTTTAAAGGATCGGATGTGGAGTGATTTGATGACAGCGATAGGGACAGCAAGTTTCCAGTGTCCTTATAAGATTGTATCAACGAGTAACGAGGCGAAGATCAAGCATCTATGGGATTCTAGTAAGAGTGACGCTGAGAACAGGAATTTAGAACGATTCCAAATAGATGGATTTGCAGTTAGTAATACTAAAGATGCAAAAGGGAGGATACAGGGTAAGCACGCTGAGTGGAGGAGGGTGATAGCGGATGAGTCTCAGGAGGTTGAGGAGAAGTGCCCTGAGTATTTTGTAGCGGAGGTAAATGCTATGTCTGCGGATGATGGTGGTTTGGGCTATAGGGGGGCTAGGTTAGCAAATCCAGTGGATCAGTTAAGTCAATTTGGGAAGAAGTGTGAACCTACAGGTGGTTGGAGCACTGTGAGTGTTGATGATTTATTTTGGGAGACAGGGGATGGGAATATCTGTTTACATTTGGATGCTTATAAGTGCCATAATATGGTGATATTTAATAAGCTTGAGAGGGGTGAGATTACTGAGGAGAAGTATAAGGAGGATTTATTACCATTTCAGCCGAAGGGGGATTACATCAAGAGTGTTAAGGAGGGGACATTGGAATATTGGATGTATATTCGTGGGTTTTTTCCTCCAGAGGGTTTAGTGAATCGTGTTTTTAATTTGGATGCATTGAAGAAGAGTGAAGAAGTTTACGAGTTTGATTATGAGCCGAAGAGGATAGCTATGTTGGACCCGGCATATGAGGCAGATGATTGTGCATTGCAGATATTGGAATTTGGTAAAGACAGAGAAGGTGTAGTCCATGTGAATGGAGTTGAGAGTATTGATGTTTTGGGAACTCAGAGATTTGATCACAAAGCTGGTAGGCCGATGACAAAGGATATGAGCATGGCGAAGGAGATCATTGAGATATGCGAGGAGTTTGGAGTTGAGGCAAAGCATATGATAATGGATAGGACTGGGAATGGACGTTCATTGTGGGCATTGTTGAGTAGTGAGTGGAGTCATGAGGTTCATGGTTGTGACTTTTATGGTGCTGCTACAGATCGACCTTTATTGTCTACAGATGAGACCCCATGTAATGATTTGTTTCAGTGGTTTACTGATGAGTTATGGTTCCGTGCTGCATATTGGATATTGAGTGGTCAGGTGCATGGATTGAGTGCATTGGATGAGAAGACGATAGAAGACATGGGATCTAGGAGATATACTTTGAGGGGTCATAAGAGAGTGATTGAGAGCAAGAAGGAGTTAAAGAAGAGATTGGGTAGGAGTCCTGACTTTGGAGATGCTTTTTGTCTGTTTGCTGAGTTGTTTGCTAGGTTAGGAATTTTTAGTGGTTTCCAGAATGACTTAGGGAAGAGTGAGGATGAGGATGGGAATTTGATTGATGCAAAGAGAGCTTTTAGGGATAGGGCCAAAAAGGCTAATGAGTTATACCTAGAGGATTCTATGTTTAGTAGTGGAGATTATGGTTAAAAGGTTAGTTAAGATGAAATTATTAAAGATATTCAATATAATGCGTGAGTGTATGGAGTTGAGAAAACAGAATCGTTTTTTTGAGTCTGAGTTGGGAGTTGTTCTTGGTAAGTTGTATGCGTGTGAGAGAGAAGTGAGGACATTAAAGAAAGTGATTGAGGATTATAAGAATCAAGGATGGAAGTTAAAGATCGATGACTAAATACAGGATTTTAAGAGATGTTCAGAGTCCAGTCTTTATGATGGATGACATTACTAGGGATAAGGGATTGATGAAGATCATTGATAAGTATGGTCTCAAACTTTATTTCAATAATGACGGTGGATTATTTATGGATGTGGAGGATGATCATCTGATGGAGATGGAGGATATTCTTGAAGAATTTATGACTCGTGATTTTAGAGTAGGTTGGAGAGGAAAGAAGTAAGAGTGAGTCGAGAGTATAAACTGAATAAGCGAAATGCTACACCTCCTGGAGGTTGGAAGTATAAGCAGAAAGAGACTGGATTGTGGATTGATGACAATACCAGTTTAGAAAAGCTTGCGGTAAAGGTTTCTGCTCATAGAAAATACAAAGAGATTGAACCTAGTGATTTAGAAAGTGTAACAAGCGACATCGAGACTCAAATCTGTATGAGGTTAGATGGGGATGGATGTGTTGGAGAGGGGGATGTTTACAAGGACCAAGGCTTTAATCTTAAACTTTCAAACATTGAGAGTGCTAGTAAGAGCTTATTAAAATTTATGGAGATGGGGGGAGAATTTGCAGATCCCAACGAGGCAGGAATAAGGGCTGAGATTTGTAGAGGTTGTCCATTCAATAGACCAGCTAAGAGTTGTTTGTGTAATAAGTTCATGAAAGTTGTAAATGATTTGGTTTTAAAGAAAGGAAGTCCAAGAGAAGGTTTAGATATTTGCGGAATATGTGGTTGTAGTCTTCAAGCAAAAACAAATGTTCCGATGGAGGTTGTTAAGAAAAGCAATGAGGGAAAGAACTTTAAATATCCAGAATGGTGTTGGCAGAAGTGAAATTTAGTTTGCAAAAAAAAGTAAGTTGTCAATATTTAAATAATAGTGCGTAACACGCAAAACTCATGATATGAAAAAGGAAACAATAACTGACGAAGAACTAGAAGAAGCAGATCCACTGAGAATTAAAGATGCTTCTACTGCAAGGACTATTTACGAAGAGTGCTATAGGAATGACGAGCAAAGAAGAAAAGTTCGTTCAAGAGTAAGGAATCAATTAGATGGGGGACTTCCTTATGATCCGGGTAAGTTGTCTGAGCGAGGTGAGGGCTGGAGGACTAACGTAAATTTTAGAGATGCCGAGAGTGCTAGAGATCGAGCAGTTCAACCTTACTGGGATATGGCAAACAATGTTCCCAACAAAATTTCTTGTGAAATCGATGAGGAGACACAGGAGAAAGAGAAGCTGGCAAAGATATTTCAAGATGGATTTGATAAATTTCTGCGAGATTGGGGAATGGATTACATCATTCAGTTCCGAGGATTGACAAATGAATACATCACTCATGGTCCCGGATTCTGTCAATGGCAAGACAATGAAGATCCAAGATGGGAAGTAGTTTCTAATAACGACATTTTGTTTCCAAAGAGGACACCGTTAAGTTCTCAAAAGTGGGTTTACTGTATGGTTACCCAAGAGATGACTGTTTGTGATTTATTTTACAAAATATCCTCTGAAAAACAGACAAAAAACAGTGAATACTTAGGTTGGAACACAAATAATGTAAAGAAAGCAATACTTAGTGCCTATAAGAGTCACAATACTCACATTAAAAACGATGATTGGGTAAAATTACAGGACGAGATACGCAATAATGACCTAGGTGTTTCTGAACAAAGTCATAGAGTTGAAGTTGTTCATCTATTTGTTAAAGAACACAACGGAAAAATCTCACGTTTTATCTTTACTGAGAAGGGTGGAAGCGAAAATAAAGACGATGAGTTTCTTTATGAGAAAAAAGATGAGTTTGAAAACTTTGATCAAGTTGTTGGGACTATGTATTGGGAGGTTGGCAACAATCAGATCCACGGAGTTAAAGGATTTGGGATAAGAAATCATGGATTTTCTATGTTGAGCAACAGAATGAAGTCTCTGCTTATGGATTCTACCAATATGAGCTTGGGAATGAACTTTGAAAGGCAGGATGATTCTACTCTTGAGGGTGCAGTAATAGAGAATTTTGGTGCAATCAACGTATTCCCTAAAGGATTAAGACAAATCACTACATATCCTAGTGCAAAAGGGGCTATGGATGTAATGCAGTTCCTCGCTTACAATAATTCAGAGAATAATTATCAATACAAACAGCAAAGAGATCAAGTTGCCCAAAGTAATACAGCAAAGCAAGCGGAAATCCTTGCAGAAATGGAGGCTCAAGTCAGTCAAGCCAACTCAAGTTTGTTTCTCAGTCAATTAGGGGAGTCGATATTTAAAGAATCTTTTAGAAGACTAAGGATTAAAGGTAATGACAATGAGGATGCCAAGAAGTTTAAGAAACGATGCATGGATCAGGGTATGCCAGAGGAGATTTTTCATGATATAGAAGTCGGAGTTACCTCTGGAGCTTCAAGTAGTATGGCAAACAGTGTTCTTAGGGGTGCTCTATACAGAGAAATGCTAGAAATGTCTACACTACCTGGAATGAATCAACGGTATTTCTTAGAAAACTATGTTGCTAACCGCTTGGGAGCAGATGCAGTGAGTAAGGCAATGCTTCCTCCTGAGACTCCATACGATATAGATGCAACAAACAAGGCATTGATGGAGAATATGCACATGGCAAGTGGGCAACCTTTTAATGTGGACCAAAGACATGATCACGAGGCTCACATTACTTCTCATTTACAACCAATGATGATGTTGTCACAGCAATATCAAGAGACTGGACAGATTCAAGAGAACCAAGTTGCAATGATCCAGAACATTGTTCCTCACTTAGAGCAGCACTTTGAGTTTTTAAAGCAAGACAAGATGAAAGAACAGGCCTATCAACAATTGTTTAGGGCATATCAAGGGGTAGCTAACACAGCGACAGCAATAATGGCTAATCTAGCCAAGCAAGCACAAGCACAGCAAGTTCAACCACAACAATAATCTATGAAGAAATTAACAGTTCAAGAAAAGCAAAAGATCCGGGTACTATACGCTGATCCAATATTTAATAAAGTTTTATCTATGGCAGAGGAGCACAAGCCAAGTGTTTTGATTGCTGAAAGTGGTTTAAATATAACATCTCCAGAAATGTCTCAAGCAGTAGTGAATAATAGGTTTCATCAATTGCAGGGTTGGGAAATGTTTAAAGGAGTTTTTCTAGGCATACTAGAGATCCAAAAAAACAAAACAAGAGAATCAATAAGAGATGACTTTCCAGATGAGGGACGAGTCGAAAATACATAAAAAAGGTTAATGATGAGTGATGCAAGTGCAGTTGAGAGTGATGTTTTAACGTCTAATGACAGTGTTGGAAGTTTAATTGAGGATGTATTCTCGAATACAGAAAAAGAAACCCCAGTTGAAGAACCAAGAGAAGTTGAGAATGTTGAGCAAGAGGTAGATTCTAGCAATGCAGAGTCCGAAGAGGCAGAAGAGATCGATCCTATTCAAGAAGCTTTATCTATATTAAATGAGGGTAGTGAATCAGAAAATAAAGAAGAAAAAGCAGTTGAAGAACCTCAAGAGCAAAGTGAAGAGATAGACAATGATCCTCACTTAGAATACTTAGACGATAAAGGTAAGTTAAACTGGAAACGGTTAAAGAGTGAAAAAGTAGCCTTAGAGAAAGAAGTTAAAAAGCTCAAAGAATCTCCACAGGCACAGAGTGGTAATGCGGAAGTCGATAAATTAAGAAAGCAAAACGAAGAACTTTCTGCTAAACTTAAAAAAGCGGACTTTCAGAATCACCCTGACTTTATTAATAAGATAGAAAATCCAATAATAGAATTGTCAGAATCTCTAAACCAACAGATTAAAAAAGTCGATGAAGGGCTAGATTTGAGAAAGTTGGAACGGATGGAAGAGAGCGAAATGGACAGTAGTATCGATGAAATTGTCGATAATCTACCAAAGCTCAAACAACAAAAGTTCTTAGATGGTATGCAGTCATACTTTGATTTGAAGGTTCAAAAAGAATCAATGCTCGAAAATGCAGATCAAATAAATGAGTCCTATAGGAATGAGTCTATCGTCCGAACAAAACAAGCATTTGACTCGCTTTACGATGAAATAACAAGTGAAGAAAATTTACCTCTGCAAAAGCTGGAGGCAAGTAGTAATGCAAGTGATGATCAGATTAAAGAGATTGAGGCATATAATACTGGTATAGAAAGCATTAGATCGGACGCTGAAAAATATGTATTTGATCCACTCGATGACCGAAAGATGAGCGAAGTTGCATTTAAGGCAGCTAATTATGATTTTTTTGTAAACCATAGTGCTCCAAGAATGGAACAAGAATATCAACAAGTTGTCGGTTTACTAGGACAAGTTACAAATCAATTAAAAAACTTAAAATCTAATAAACCAACCACCAGGTCTAGTGTTGGACAAGCTGGAACAAAGAGTAAAGATCTATCTACGAATCAGTTAATAGATCAAATCTATGGGTAAATAACACTTTTTACTTGCGTAACACGCAATGTTAAACATATATTTTAGATAGCTTAATTTATTGGTAGCTCCAGTAAGTCTAATTTTCATATACGGCTATATCTCCGAGGGTTAGCCACCGAGGGACAGTAAATCATACTAGAACTTGCTATATGAGAGGGTTAGCGACCTCCTAAAACTTAACTTTTAACAATTTAGGAGGACAATCCAATGGCTTCACCCGAAGACTTAACTAAACTATTTCTTACTTTAAGAGACAAATTTACTAAAAAACAATACGATCACTATTGGCAGACTAATCCATTTGCTGGATTAATACCTAAGTCAATGTTTGATAACAAAGAGGGTTTAAATCCTACTGTTATTAATTTGCGTCACACGCTACCAACAAGTTATCCAACAGATTTGAGTGCTCTTGCATTATCAAGCGGAACAGGATCAAGTTGTGAAGTTACAGCAACAGAGGTTAATTCTGGACAAGACACCAGAAACTACGGTTTAAAAGTAGATGCTTGGGAATCCCCAGTTGTCTGTTTGACTGACCTTGAATTTTCTTATCAAGCTAAAGAGGTAATTCGCAATGTCGAAGAAGGCTTGACTCAATATGCAATTCGCAGAATGGCAGACTGGTATCGTATCCATAATATTTCTATGGTTGATAACAAGTGGATTCAAGATGGTGCAGGATCTATTAAGCAATTTGAAAACAGCAATGAGAACTATGACTCCATCTTAGTTGCAAGAGCAAGTGTTCTTCCTTCTCAGTCTGGTGCTTCTTCAACTGAAGTCATTTTGGACTCTTCTGCATCCTCATCAGACGATGCTTACAACGGAAGAGAAGTTCATATCATCAATGAAACTACAGGTGCAATTATTGAGAGCAAATCAATTACTGATTATGTAGGATCTAGTAAAACAGCAACAGTCAACACAGCATTTACAACTACTCCAGCGAGTGGAAATAAATTCAGAGTGATGACAACTGATTTGCCAACCAACGAACTAGATTGGGGATCATTGAAATATGGTTACGATGAACTAGAACGTAGAGGTGCAAACTCTTTTGCTGTAGGTAAAGCATTAGGTGAAGATATTTATCCTCTTTGCGTGGGTCCAGAAATCATGAGAAAGCTTTTTGCTAGTGATACGGATCTCCGTGAAACAGTTAAGTATTGGGACCCAGTTCAGAACTTTACTTCAAGAGGAATCAATCACTCAGTTAATGGGTTTGTTCCTAATAAAGATTCATTCCCAATTCGTTTGGATGCTGCCGGGCAATTTATTTACCCATCCATCAATATCGCTGCAACTGAAGGAACTAAAAATGCTCCTAATCCAGCTTACAAACCAACTACTTCAAGTGGTGGAAGTGCTGTATATGAAGTTGCAACAATCCTCCCAAGAGAGATTTACGAGTGTCACTGTAGAGTGATTGATACTACTCGTTATCACAAAGCTGGATTTGATGCGATCAACTACACAGCAGAAATTGACTGGATAAACAACAGAACCTTTAAAGGATCAAACGATCAAGGAAATAAAGGTTACTTTAGAGCAGACTGGCAACTCGCAGCCAAGCCAATACGTCCAGAAATGGGTGTATCATTACTCTATAAAATCAGCTAGTTTAATTAAATTAGTTAATCCAAGGCATACGATGAGAGAGATTTTGATCCAAATTTTGGTTCTCTCTCATCAGTTAATCACAATGAGTGGGGTTACTGTTTATTTAGTAACCCCATTTTAATATAAAGGGAGAATTAAAATGTCTAATTATAATGACAACCGATTTTTAGAAGAGACAACTGCTCATATTGATGATGGTCAAAAAGGTTCATTAAGGAAGATCAATAATGTTTTAAGCAATAACGACACAACCTTGACATCCTTAAATACTAAAGTATCCACTGAAACAACTCTTGCATCAGTATTATCAAGGCTACAAGCAATCAAGACAGGTGGAAATGCAGAACCAATCACTGAACTTGATAATGGCCCAGCTTCAACGTCAACGGTTACAAACTTAAAAGGTGCTGCTGTTGGAGCTGCTCAAGTATTAGCTGCTGCTCCAGGTTCTGGACTAAAGGCACAGATTAGGGATATGTTTGTTTCAGTAACAGACGATGTTCGAGTAAGTATTTATTCAGGATCAAACACTTTATTGGTGGCAAACCTTAAAGCTGGTAATGGAACTGTGCAACTCTGTCCAAGGCAGGGGTTCACCGGGGATACCAATACAGCTATTGAGATAATTGCTACAACATCAATCGGCACACAAGACACGACCGTTAATTCAGTAGCAGTCTAATGTTTAATATTGGATCACTTGTATCAAGCGTAAGAAGAATAGGGTCATTGATCCTTACAAAAGCTCAAGAGGTTGCAGCATTAAACCCTGTCTTTTGGGGCGATAGCTTAGAGGCATACGCTAAGAGTAAGTTTGCTGTATATATTACTAGTACAAGTGGTGACTTATTAGAAAGCACAGATACATCTTTTAATAAGTCTGAAACAGATGCATTTTCTATTAATTGTTGGGTAAAGTTTGACAATTTATCAGGAATTAAAGTCTTAATTAGTAATTTAGATTTTGGAACTGTTGAAGGGTATGAAGTTTTTCATACAGCAGATAATAAAGTTAGATGGATAATAACTAAAAACGGAAGTGATCGTTTATATGTTGAGGGTTCAACTACTTTAGCAAATAATACTTGGTATAATATTGCAGTTAGTTACGATGGAACTAATACAATCGGTGGATTAAATATCTTTATTAATGGAGTTGGTGAATCATTAACAACTATAACAAATTCACCACCATCAGGAATTAACTGTCCATCCCAATTTAGAATTGGTTGTACTCAAGGTACTTTAGAGCCTGATTTTAATGTAGATCAAGTTACCTTTTTCAACAAAGCACTTAGCAGTTCAGAGATTACCGCACTTTACAACTCTGGAAACGGAGTCCATCACAAGGACCTAGTCGGGACAGAGTCGTATTACTCAAGCATCGCAGCTTGGTATGATTTCAACACGATCCAGAACTTTGGTAGAGATTATCATGGTGAGAGTCACGCTGTGAGTGTTGTCTCAGGTACTGATTATTTAAGTAAAACTAATCCATCTGATTTTAATTTTAATTATAACGATCCTTGGAGCGTTGCAGGTTGGATTAAGTTTAATACAGGTAGTTCGGATGGTGGAAAGTTTGCAGGAAAATACAATAACAGCACAACAAGTGGATGGATCTTATTTAGTGGTGATAGAGGTGGTAGCCGAGTTTTAGAAGCTCGATTTGGTGCTAGTACATCTAATAGGATTTTTGTACATGGTTCGACAGATATGCTTGATAATACTTGGTATCATATTGGATTAAGTTATGACGGTACAGGACTTGGGAGCGGTTTTACTTTTTATATTAATGGTGTTGCTGAGTCTTTAACAACTTTAGTTGATAATTTATCTAGTAATTCAACAACGACAACTGAAGATTTCGCTATAGCAGGTTTAGAGTCTGTATATAGTGGTAGTGATATGACACTTGATGAAATGGCTATTTATAGTGATGAGTTGACAAGTGGAGAGTTTACAACCCTTTACAACGGTGGAATAGTAGCACCAGCAAGAACGCTACACACCGACAATTTAGTATCTGATTATTCTTTTAACGAACAGAACTTAGAATTAATCGGACGAGATTCACATGGGTCTAATAATTTGACTCCTGTTAGTATTACTGAATCAGATTTGGTAGGAGGTGTTAAGGATGCTAGGATTCAGTATTTTAAGTCAGGGTATTTAACTAATTCCTCTATACTGAACTCCTTTTCTGAATCAACACCATTCAGTATATCGGGGTGGGTTGATAGTACCGTAGCAGGAATTAGAGTTTTAGTTAGTAAATATGGCACAGAAGGTTTTGCGATTCAGCGTGACAATTCATTGCAGGGCTTTCGAATTTTTATTGCTGATGGCAGTGGTAATAAAATAGATGCGAAAACAACAACAGTTCCTACAGGTATTATTTCTTGGGCTTTTTCGTATGACGGTTTAAATAATGGCTTGAGTAGTGTAAAATTCTACATAAACGGGATAGAGGAAACTCTAATTGATATAGCTACAACAGGCACTTTATCAGGATTATCAACTGCAATACCTTTTAGTGTAAGTGGGTATAATAACGGAAGCGGGTTATGGAGCGATGGTGGCATTTACTCTGTTGCAGTATTTGATGATGTAATAACAAGAAACGGTTCCACTGGTGAGGTTGATGTTATTCATGCTATAGGGAAAGATGCTATTTACTCCGACTACACAGGCTCAACAGCGAACCTTGTAGCTTGGTATGACTTTGAGAACTCAGCGGATCTTGGTAAGGATAGTCATGGCACAAACCATTTAACTGTCAACGGTTCTCCTACAGTTGGACCCGCGAGAGAGACTAGCCTAGATCTTACCGAAGTATCTATCGACAGTTCAAACGCAGCCTTAGGGCACATTGAAGGTGCTGCTGCTGGTAGTGACGAAGTGACTAAATGGACTGATCGTTCAGCAAGTGGGTTTGATGTTGTGCAAACAACAATTGCAGATGCAGCAACCTATGTCGAAAACGGATTTGGTAGTAAAGGATCGTTTAAAGATGGCGAGCTAGATCTCGACCCAGAACCTTTTAATTTTACAGGTGATTTCGCAATCGGTTGTTGGTTCAAGCAGGATGAATTGACTCAATTTCGCTTTCCCATCGGTGTGTGGGGGTCTACTGGTTCTCGATCATTTGGCATTAGAATCGGTTCTTCAGGTGCAGGCATACAGTTTGCTGTTTCTCATGATGGTTCTACCCAATCTAACACAGCTATCACTGATAAACCTATTGTTGCTGGAGAATGGTATTTTGGATTTGGTTGGCACGAAAACGGTGTGCAAATTGGGTTTAGAATGTGGGATATTGGGGGCAACGAAATTGGAGTTGAACAATTAGATCCTCATACAACAGGAGTATTTAATAGCACATCACCTTTTAGGATTGGTGGACATACCAACGAATGGAACGGAGAATTGGGAGATGTATATGTGTTTGACAAATTGTTGACATCACAAGAACAACAAAAACTCATAGATTACAGCAGAGAAAGTGCAGGCTATGCAGTATGACCGAACTACTAGGACCATTGGCAGGAGCAGCAGGAGGTGGTCTAGTTGTCCGCATAGTTTTTACTATCCTTAACGCAATTATCGAATCTAAGAAGAAAAGAAATGAAGCTATTAATCAGAAAATATCTGGAAGAGAATGCGGGTTACCTATTGATAACCCTGACTATGTGCACACTGCTAATTTTATTGCTAACGTCATGTGCCTCCTCTTCGCAACCACAGCAGTCACCTGTCTCCTCTTCCCCTACGCAGAGTTCCGAATCTTTCTCCCGGAGCATGCACACAGGACCGATGTCAACCTCCTCTTTTACTCTACATCTTGGTCCTCCGATTTGGGAAAAGCCGTACTGGCGATCAACTCAGGAGGAGTAGTTTACACCTGTTTGATGTTTGAGATTTTTGTGATGACTGCTTTTTTTAGAGGTAAATGATATGGAAAACAAAGATATTGAGAAATTGCTTGATGAGAAGTTTTTACAGATGCGTCAAGACAGACACTCTGTTTCTGCTAATCTACAAAACGTAATAGGTGAGCTTGAAAAAGGTCAGTCTGATTGTGTTAGAGCAGTATCCGCACTAGAGAAAAATTACGGAGAACTCAAAATCATATCTGAAAACACAAAAACAATAATCAACGAAAGCCTAACAAATATCCATGAATCACTTCGGGGAGTAGCTAAATCTCATCAAGAATTCGTGGGCCGTTACAACGAAAGTCCTGCCGTGACTGACTGGAAATTAAAAATGAAAGAAATTTCAGACTTACAAGATAAGGTAAAAGACTTGTCTGACGCTAACGAAAAACAAAACACCAAGATTAACAAACATGAACGATGGTTTATTTTTAGTTTTGGAGCCTTATTTACAGGGCAAATCATTTTCAAGTATGCTCAACCGTTTATCGAAAGCTGGCCCTCTAATTAAAACAATATTTAATGAGTATCTTTTTTAATAAGCTAGAATTTACGCAAAGCAATAGCTTAGAATCTATTGACGAAAAAGATATTTACTTAATTAACGATAATAGGGATCTTGCATACGTTAAGAATGGAAGAATTTATCGCTTGGTTGAAGAGTCTCCAGATGGTGATTTAAGTGTAAATAATGATTTAAGTGTTGGTAACGATTTAGATATTTCAAATGATGCTCGGATTGATGGGGCTTTAGATGTAATTAGAGATGCTACTTTAAGAAGAGGTCTGAGGGTATCTGAAACATCAGAGTTTAATGGAGATGTTTACATAAATGCTAATCTTATCATTAGTAAAGATTTTCAATTGGGCCAAGATGGGACCATAAGTGGAGATTTAAAGGTTGGAGATAGTTTAACTGTAAACGATTTATCTGTAGATGGCAGTGCAACTATGGCAGTGCTAACAGTAAGTAGCACAATTTCTGATACAGATGGTAATATTCGAGATGACATTAATGATGCTTTTATTGCTGCGTATACAACTCAGTATGGAGAGGTTACTTATAACTCAGACAAGTATAAGACACAGATCGATGTTTGGGATACCTCCGCAAAAGCAACAAAGCTTTTTACTAAGACTTACACATATAACAGTGATAACTATATGACTGCCTCTGTTTTGACAGACGAAATAAACACTAAAACTCTGACAAAAGCTTGGACGTACGACAGCGACAATTATGTCATCAGTTTTACAAAGGCTTATACGTAATGGCAACTATATCGACAGACTCTACCTACTCAGCAATTAGCGGAGGTTACTCGGATAACGAATTAATACTGATTACGGATGGTGCTAAATTAACGATAGATCAATCTACAGTAGATTTGCGTTATATCCGCTGTTTAACTTTTGGAGAGTGTTTAGTCAAAAATACCTCAACAACTACTCCTATAGTTGTAGCATTAGGAAGCACAGGTGGAAATCCACAATTCCGATTTGAAGCTGCTGGTGTTGCAACCGTAGAGGGTGAGTGGATTACGCTAGGCACTGGAACTGGAGTAGCTGGACAAGTTTTTAATGTGCCTCTTGCTCAGGGACCTAACGGTGTAGGAACGCAATCTTTACCTGATATTGGGTTTCTCTGGATTAATGGAACTGACACATTGAGGAATGGAACTAGCATACCTCGTTTAGCACTATCAGTAGACTCAGGAGGTTACACAAACGCAACAGACCATGAGTTTGGAGGGAATGTATTTCAGCACGATACGTCAGCAAATACAGTTACATTTAAGCGAGCAGTACCTGTCGGACAAGCTGTATATATGCCCAATATTTTCTTTACTGTGGGAGCTAGTTTTACCTCTTCTGCTTTTGCTTGGGATTACAGTAATTCTGGGCAGATTAAGATGGACAAATGCGTTTGGTCTGGCAGTTTCTTTTTCCAAGGCACAGCAGCTAAAAAAGTAGAACTTACAAACAGTGCATTTGTTTCGACTGACGATCAAATATTCCAGCTACCAAATCAGATTCAAGCCCCCTCTTTGGCGAATGTAGGAATAAAAACTTCAGAAACAACCTCTGCCTGTTTTAATTTAAGTAACTCTGCATCTGCTGGCAGTCATAGCAATCTTTGGATTGATACGCAATTAGTTGGCAATCAGCACGTTATTAATGCGTCTGCAACGAGTAGTCCACAGTTTGAAAAAGTTGTAATTACTTGTTATAAAGCAGCAACGACAACTCCTAGTATAAGCACCTCAAGGGGATCTATCTACTCAAACAGTCCTGACATGGTTGTTTATGATTTTTACGATTTTACCTATGGTGTATCTGTCAATTTAGGATCGGGTGCAGCTAATCCAATTATAGATAATTTAAATTTTGAAATTGGTTGTAGGTCTGACAATGCGTTTCAGACTTCTGGCACTAGAGTTTTAGGTGCAAGTGGTTCTGTGAGCAATGGATTAATAACAAACATTAATCAGATAAAGCTCACATCTTGTTTCTCCAGTTCGAGTTTTATTAATCTAGGGGCTGGAACGTCAGGCAATATTATTAACGGAGTAGTGTGTCGTAGTGGTTCTGCTGGATCAGGAAATGATCGTTGGGATAACGTAATTAATGATAATGGCAATGGCAATCGACTAAATAATATAGTTGTATATGGTCATACTCAGGATCGGGCAATTGCACATAACGCTAATTCGCTAGGGCTAGAGGTTACTAATTTATACTTTGTAGAAAAACAAGCCGAACACGCTATAAATCAAACGGTTGGGGCTAGAACTAGGCTCGAACAAATCTATTTAAATGATACAAATTTGTCAGGTTTTGGATCTTTTTCTTCAGGTGCAACAGCATCAGGTGTGGACTCACTTTCGGTAGTAGGTATCCGAAACACAGCCGATGGAGGTGCAATCGAAAAAACTGATGGTATTTTTTACCTAAGATTTTCTCCAGTCGAGGAACAAACAGATTATTTAACAGCAGTTACGCAGACAGGAGTAATACAGTTTAATAACAATAATAG